TATTTACTAATTTTTTACTAAACCACTATAGCAGTGCAAAGGAAAGTCCCTCTTACCTTTGCACTGTATTATTATTGTACCAATGAAACTCAATTTTAACGCTACATATATAGAAATACTTCCCACTGACGAGAGTTATCGTTACCGCTCTATAATGGGCGAGCATACTCTTACCTTATATTTTTCACTATCCACCTATACCGACATTCCAACTGGTGCGTGGTGCGAGTTTGCTAATGAGCGTTATACTCTTAACCAACCTGCGAAAATCGTAAAACATAACACTCGAAATTTTGAATACACCCTCACTATGGACAGCGAGGGCGCAAACCTCAAAAACTACAAATTTCGCAACCCCAACGATAAGACCCTTAAATTTCCTTTTACAGCTTCCCCTCGTTATCATATTCAGATATTAGTAGATTGTCTTAATATGATAGATAGCGGGTGGCAAGTAGGTAATTGTATAGAAGCCTCTGAAAAACTTGTATCTTACAACCATAATAACTGCCTCGAAGCATTGGAAATGATAGCCAAAGCCTTTGAAACCGAATACGAAATCATAGGTAAAACCATTCATTTGCATAAGGTAGAGTACTTTAAAAACAATCCCCTACCACTTCAATACGGCAAGGGAAAAGGATTCAAAACGGGTGTAAGTCGCACTACCGAACAAAGTCGTATTACTCGCTTATATGCACAAGGAGGCGACCGTAATATTGATCGTTCCAAGTATGGCAATAAAGAATTGTTACTACCTAAATCACAAGAATACACATACGAAGGGGTAACATTCGTTTCAGATGACAAAGGGCTATCGATAACAATCAAGAACGCCCAAAATAACGGATTTGTAAATGAGCAAAGCCTCGACCTCTCACACATATACCCCAAACGCAAAGGTACGGTATCAGGTTTTTTTGCTGTAGATATAGATAAACACTTCTACGATATATTTGACGATTCCATACCACAAGCCCTCGATTTCAATGCAATGCAAATCAAAGGCGAAAAAATGCTTATCTACTTTGAAAGTGGTATGCTGTCAGGTAGAGAGTTTGAAGTGTCCAACTATAACCACGCCGAAAAACGATTCCAACTTGTTCCTAAAGAAGAAGACGGTGTTACTATGCCCAACGATATATTCCGCCCCAATATAGGCGACGAATATTCTGTTTACAATATGCAAATGCCTAACGCATACATCAGCGACAACGCTACAAAATCAGGTGCAAGCTGGGAAATGATGAAAGAAGCCTGCAAATACCTATACGAAAATCGCACCGACCTCTTTACATTTACTGGTGATTTAGACGGTATATACGCCAAAAAACACTGGGCAAATATAGGAGGTCGCCTCAAAATGGGTGCATATATTAACTTTTCAGACACTGAATTTCAGCGCACCCCCGTTCCTATTCGTATTGTAGGGCTAAAAGAGTATGTAAATAACCCCTATAGCCCACAAATAGAACTATCCAACAAAGTACAAGGACACTCTTTTGCCTCCGAAATGCGCAAACTCCAAAATCAAGAAGTATATTTTGGAGAACTCAACAAGCGCACACAATCATTAACCAAAAGAAGCTGGCGTGATGCTCAAGAAACTATCAAGCAAATAGAAGCAGCCTTTCCTGAGTATACCAAAAGCATCGTCCCTGCCACCGTACAAACAATGATGGCACTTATAGGCAACAAGTCCACCCAGTTCGATTTTGTAGTCTCAAAAACAAACCCAGTAAAAACCCCTCACACACTCTATTTCGACAAGAATAGCAAGCAAATCAATGCAGGTAGCGGCTGGCTTAAACATTTTACTCTTGGCACTACCGATATAAACCCCAATCGCAATGCCAACAGCTATAAATATTGGAATATCCCCGCTTTCATATCAGGGCGTTTGGACGACAAAGCCAAAACCTACTACCTATATATCAAAGCAAGCAAAAACGATGAAACCGCCGAGTTTATCTTATCTGAAAATAAAATAGACATTGAACAAGAAGCGGGATATTATCATTTCCTATACGCCACCGTCAATTCAGAATATGAAGGAGAGCGTGGCATAGCTAAACTCAATGGCTTTACTGAAATCACTGGTGGACAAATCAAAACCGATAAGATAACATCAGGAAATGGAGAGCAGTATATACACCTATTTGATGATCATATAGAAATCAAAGCAAATCTTAAAATAACAGACGGCAACAAAGCCGAAATAAAACAACTTGTAAATCCCGATTTGCTTTCATTGGAGAATAGACTCAAACAATACACCAACGAACAAACAAGCAATATCCAAGTAGGAGGGCGTAATTTGATACTAAATTCAAAACCAAGAATATCCCAATCTTTTTCAGAATATGGAGCTGTTAAATGGTATGATTTATCTCAAACCTTAGAAGTAGGAGAAACTTACGTTTTTAAATTTAAAAACTACAAAACAGAACCTTTATTTTTTCTTTGGAATACAGGATGGGGTGACACACAAGAGATTTATAATGGGAGACCCTTTACTGTATCAATAGCATACAAAAAACTTTTTGTACATACAAAACAAGTTCCTTATGAGTGTGATTTTGAGATGTTAAAACTTGAACGTGGCAACACCCCCACCGATTGGTCACCAGCCCCTGAAGATTTAGAAAGTCAAATATCAACCGCTAAAACCGCTACAGAAGCATACGCACGAACACAAGCAGAACTTACCAAAGCACAAGCTATTGCAAATGCCGACGGCAAAATCACAGAAGCAGAGCAAAGACAAATACAACAACTCCAATTGAAACTCCAAGAAGCTAAAACATTTGCACAGCAAAAAGTGAATGAGTTGAATATTGGGGGGAGAAATTTAATACAAAAATCTACCCACATTCAATTTAATAGCCAGTGGTGTGGTACAAATATCACAAAAATCAACAAAGATGATGAAAAATTAAGTGAATATCACGTGTTGCAGCCAAATGATAATTGGGTTAGGGTATATAAAGACCCTCAAAACATTGATTATACTTATGGTAAAGAAGTTACTTTAAGTTTTGATGTTAAAGTATTAGAAGGAGAATTAGGTTGCCCTAATTTTTATGCGGGGGATTTTACACCATATATGGAGATGTTACCAGTACTGGGTAAAATTGAGCTAAATAAATGGACAAGAGTTTATAAAACATTTATAAGTGGAAAAGATTGGACTATTCATTTAGGTTTTTCACATTTGTCAGGTAAGTATCAATTAAGAAATTTAAAATTAGAAATAGGCAACAAGCCCACTGATTGGACACCCGCTCCTGAAGATGTATGGGATACAATGGTAGATTTAGGTATCATTGATAAAAATGCAATGAACCTCACAGAAACCGAAAAAGCAAATGTTAAGTTTATCAATGGTATGTTTAGCAAAGGTGCTAACTACACTAATGGTACAGAAGTAGTAAAAAATACAATCACTACTGGTGCTTTAACTGTTGGAAATACATTAGGAGGCAATGCTGGTATTAATGGGGCGGGGTTATCGGGTGAGTCTATTCGTTTCTTTGCTGGTGCTAACTATAGAGACAAAGAAAGTGCCCCTTTTAGAGTTCAAGATGATGGAAGTATATATGCTTCAAAGGGACAAATAGGGAACTTTAAAATAGAAAGCGCAAGCGAAACTTCTTTAAAAGCAAACGGACTTCATATAGCTTCACAAGGACTCATAAGAGCATTGGGGAATGGAAAAGACAGCCGTACAACACAAGTACGAATAAATGACCCTGAAATATTTAAAACAGTAGATAAATCAGCAATAGATGTATATACATCAGGGCATAATGATACAACCCACTCCGCAATGAAGTTAGAAAGTAGAGGAGGGCGAAAAAGCACTGCCCTTATATTAAAAGCAATATGGGGACAAGAAGAATCTGTAGCACTTGATGTGTTAGAGGGAGATGTTAAAATAAGAGGAAATACAAACTTCTATGGTGAAATAAGAATGCATGGACAAAAAGGATATTCTAATACACACGAAATTAGCAATCACAGAATAACTATAGTCAATGGCATAATTACAAATATAGAATATACAGGATAATATTTATGAATCGCTAAGCAATCATAAAAGTAAAAAAAATATAAATCATTAATAATTCAATTAATATGCAAATCATTCAAAAAACAACCCGAATTACTGCACAAGAAATTGTGCAAGGAGTAACTGTTATGTACTCCTATGAATTTGAAAATGAAACCAATCCTATTGCCGTAGCATTTTCAGCAACTCGCCAGCAAGGTGGTTATCCCTATTTGCAGGGTACTGTTACCCCCAACGACTTCAATGTCCAAAACTCAAACTTCCAACCCTCAGACATTGAACTATACAAACAAATTCAAGAAAATTGTACCGCTATCATCAACGGCACAGAAAAAACAGACAAACAAAAAAAATAAGCAGTGAAAAAGCTACTTGTTTTAACATAAAGTAATTAATATGAATAATTTTAAACGAAACTTAATAGGTAAGGACAAATTGCTGCATTCAAAGGTAGGCAATTGTATGTTGGTGCTATTTTTTGCACTGTTTTTTAAATTTTGGAGCGTTGGTACTGCTTTTGTTTTAGCGTTAGCAGCGGTATTATTAGCGGGGCTTGCAAAAGAGTTGTACGACAAGTACATCAAACGCACCTTTATTGATTGGTGGGATATAGTGGCGAGTGTAACGCCTTATCCTATTGTAAAGAAAATTAATAATAAAAGATGATAGATTATATTTTACAAGGATTTGGATTTACTGGATGGAAAGATTTTGTTCATTCAAGTTTTGGACATACTTTTTCTTTAAGTTTTATCGCTTGGGATATCGTTATTTCGGCAATTATAGGAATGATACACTTCTTATTTGGCTTTAATCACTTATTCCTTACCGCTTATGTGGTATTGATTTTCTTTGAATGGCTAACTGGAGTATTAGCATCGTTGAAGCGAGGAGAGCAACACGAGAGCAGAAAATTCGGGCGTATGATGCTTAAAATACTTACTTACTTAGTACTTATATACGTACTTCATACATTCGAGGATAATATAACATTCCCAGCGATAGGTGATTTTGAATTTGACCCCTTTCATTGGTTGTATTGGGTTGTGCTTATTGCTATTATATGGCAGTTGATAGTAAGTCTTTTGGAGAACTTAAACTGCTTAGGATTTCGCTTTGCCAGAGTGCTGCTTAAGATAATCAATAAGAAGTTTTTTAAAATGTTTGACTTAACAGAAGAAACTGAAAACACTAATACTTAATTATTATGACACCAAAAGAATTTATAAAACAGTACAAACCATTTGCTCTTGAAACAGAGCGCAAAACGGGTATATCGCACCTATTTATTTTGGCACAAGCAGCGTTGGAGAGTTTTTGGGGCAAGAAGTCCCTAGGTAATATGTTTTTTGGCGTAAAAGCAGGCAAGGACACGCCTACTAACAAAAAGCAATTACTAACTACAACAGAGATACTAAGTAGCCCTAATTTAAAGCACTTGTTTCCGTTGGTTATATCGGTGAATATGTTACCGAGTGGTAAATACAAGTATGAAGTGAAAGACTGGTTTAGAAAGTACGACACGCCTGAAGAATGCTTTACCGACCACGCACAATTCTTTTTCAAAAACAAGCGATATGCTAAAGCGTTGGAGGTGAAAACTGACCCTTACAAGTTTGCCGAAGAAGTAGCAAAAGCAGGCTATGCAACCGCTCCTGATTACGAAAACAGTTTAAAGAAAATTATTAAAATGTTAGAAAGTTATGAATAGAATAATCATTGCATTATTAGCGTTCCTTACCTTAATAGGTTGCAGGACACGCAAAGAGGTAACCAATACCGAGCAAAATCAAGTCCAAAAAGAGCGTATTATAAAGTACAAGGATAGTACAGCTCTTTTTCAGCACAACGCTCAAACCTTGCAACTCGATACACACGCCTCACAAGAGTACGAGGTAACAGTAGAGAGCGATAAGGATAGTATAGGCAACAGCAAGGAGTTAGTATATTATCGCATTCGCGACGGCGATAATGAAACTATAAGGGTAAGTGGTGGAAAGGTGAAGATTACGACTAAAAGCAACCTTTCTAATAGCCAAATAGTGGCGAATACTACCCTTGATAATATAACTAAGGCTAACACTTATTTTATAGAACAAAGGCATTTAGAAACGGCTTTTTCTCATAAAACAAAAAACATAAAAAGTTCCTATTTATACCTTATAGCTATCATCGTAGTACTATTGTTAGTCTTTCACTTTATACGAAACAAACTTAAACGCTTTTTGAAGTGAATATATTCTTAGTTTAACACCGAAAACGCCTCTTTATAGGGGCGTTTTTGTATTACTAAATAATTACTAACTTTTTCCTAAATCGCAAATATACAATCTACAACGCCCCTCCGTACCTTTGCAAAAACAAAAAATATTGTACATCTATGGTAGATAAATTATTACAATCACTCAAAACCAAGTATGCGCACTTGGGGTTGGAAGAGTCAGTTTTAAAAGCTATAGCCACCCGATTGGCTACAGCGGTTAAAGAAGAAAGCGAAATCGAAAACGCCGTCAAAGGAGTTGAGGAAGAAGTTAAGCTATTGCAATCAGTAGCCGACAAAGGGCGAACCAGCCTTTCCAAAGCTGAGGAAGCTCGCAAAAAATTAGAGAAAGAACTCGAAGAAATGAGGGCTAAATATAATCCAAATCCTCAAAACCCACCTACTCCCTCCACAGAGCCTAAACCTGATGAAGTGCCAGAGTGGGCAAAAGGTCTTTTGGAAACTGTAAAAAAACAAAATGAAACCATTGCGGCATTCCAAGCTGAAAAGCAGCAGCAAAGTGCTAAAGAACGTTTACTAAACCAACTCAAAACGCAGGGGGTATCAGAAACATTCTACAAACACCACTTAGGGCGTACTTTTAAAGACGATGCCGAAATGGAGGCTTTTGTAAATGAACTCAAAGCCGATGAACAAGCGTTTTTGCAAACACAAGCTAATGCAGGGCTTTCTTCACACTCAAGACCTATTATAGGAGGTGGATTGAAAGAGAATGAACCTTCCGCAGAAGTACAAGCATTATTTAAAAAACAATGAAACAGATAACTAAACAAACCGCAGGTAGGCAAATAGTTGTTTTTGACCAAGTATTAGCCACCATCCCAGCTGGGGTACACATTAACGCTACTGAAGCTAAAAAACGCTTTACCGATGGCGTAGTACCCGCAGGTACGCTCCTTGTTCCTCATACTGACGGGACTTACAAGCCAGTGAATGAAACTTTTTCAGACACTAACATTGCTACAGCCGTAGGACTTACAGCTGAAGACATTGCTATTGATGATTTTCCTATGGTAGCTGTAGTTTTATCAGGTACTGCTCGCACTGAGGCTTTGCCTGATAAAGAAAAAGCAGGTGTAGGATTTATGAAAAAAGTCCTTCCCCGTATCACTTTTTATTAATCTTTAAAACAACAAACAAATGGCAAATACAATTAATGCTGTAAACATCGTGCCCGAATTTCGTGAAGCTGATTTGCAATTCGTGGTAAATAACAATCCGTTAGGCGACTTGCAGTATCGTAATTATTTCCCATTGAAGTTCAATACAACCTTAGATTGGGCTTCTATTGAGAAAAATACCGATAACAAGGTCGCTGCTGAAATTGTGGCTATTGGCTCAAAATCACCACGTAAAAGTCGTGATTTTGTAGAAAAAGTAAAAGGGGAAATCCCTAAAATTGAAGTAGCCCGTGATATGACTGAGCGCGATACTATCCGTTTGGATAACATTCGTGCAATTTCAAATCGTTATGGGGGTAAAGATTCAAGTGCTTACAAAGAACTTCTAAAATCTATTTATGAAGACCCTATCTTCTGTGTCAATGGGATAAATGCTCGTTTGGAATTACTCGCTAAACAAGCAGTTTCCAAAGGAGAATATACACTTATGGCGGGTGCTAAAGTGAAGTTCGGAGTGGGTACTGAAAACACTGCAAAAGATTGGTTTTTACCAGCCAATGCAGCAACTTTTGACCCTATTGCTGATTTCAGAAAAGTACAAGAAGAAGCTGTTAAGAAAGGCTTCCGTTATGCTTATGCTATTATGGATAGACCTACATTCTTCCAAATGGTAAAATCTACAAACGTAGTGAAATTTACAGCTTCCTTTGCTCAAAACGCACTTAACGTAGCACAAGAGCCTACTTTGGCTCAGCTTAATGAGACACTAAGAGCACACGGACTTCCTGAAGTAATAATTTGGGAAAGCTATGTAAGTGAAGAAGCTAAATCAGGAGTTAAAACCACTACCAGTGGTTGGGAATTGGGTAATATCCATTTTACAGATAACACTCAAATAGGTGAAACATATTACACCATAACGCCTGCATTTAGTCGCAAAGATGAATCTACTACTAAGGTAGTTTCTGATAGCTTTATTTTGGTAAGTGCTTGGGCGGAACAAGACCCTGAAAGGCTTTCAACAAAGGCAACAGCATTCGCTACACCAGTACTTAACAATGTAAGTCGAAAGCTAATTTTGAAAACTAAATTAAGCTAACGATGACCGCACAAGCGTACATAGATGAGAAACTGAAACTATGGAACGTGGAATACCCCACCACCCTACTTGTTGCCGAAATGCAACGAGTAGGACTGGGGCTTTCTGATGAATTCAACGAGGTGAACGAACGAAAGACAAAATTGTTTTTCTACAACCTCATTCCTGAGCTCTTATTGCGCCCAGTGTCCTTTTCTGAAGGTGGTTTATCTTTCTCTTACGACAAATCAGCTATAACCGCTTTTTACAATCTCCTTTGTAAGCAGCTTGGTAGAGATAATTTGTTAGAAGTCAAAGCCACTGTAAGAGATATTACCAACTTATTCTAAAATACTGCAAGGAAATGAAAATATACCCGTACCTATTAAAGGTGAAAGTATCACAAAACCCTACTATTGATGAAAATGGTATACCTACCTATCCAAGCGACCCTATCGAGTGGCAAGAGATAGGTGTATGTCGTGATGAGATAGCAGGAGCAGGGCAAAAGATAAGCAAAGTAGACGGTCAAATATTTGAATGTACCGCTACTGTATATGCTCCTAAAGATACTCCCAAAATAGAAGCGGGTACTACCTTGCAAGTAGTAGATGTAGAGGGAAATATTCGCCTCGAAAAGCAAGTAATACGTTTTTCAAGAGATTACTTTCATTGCCGTATATTCGTATGATAACACCACAATTCAATTCCAACGATATAGAACGTATATTGTGTGAGAAAATAGAAAAGTATCACCAAAAAGTAATACGCATATTGAAGTATGTAGGAGAAATGTGTATCAACGAAGCACGGACAAATGGTAGCTATCAAGACCAAACGGGTAACCTCCGCTCATCAATAGGTTATGTAGTACTACAAGATGGCAAAGCTATTGAAAAAGGAGGATTTAAACTCACTAAGTCAGGAGGTAATGGACAAAAAGAGGGCGAAACATTCATCAATAAGGTAATATCTCAATACCCAAAAGGTTTTGTACTGGTAGTAGTAGCAGGAATGAAGTACGCTGCTTATGTAGAAGCACACAATTACAATGTACTTTCATCAGCTGAATTATTAGCCGAAAAAGAAGTGCCTAAACTCCTAAAAGCATTATCGCAATGAAAAAAACAGCCTCACAAATAGAAGCCGACATATACAAATACTTTAAGGATAAGATAAATCCCCTTATCAATGGGCAAACCTACCGTAGTGGTGTACGCCCTTTGAACTCCCTGAAAGAGGATTGTGTAATATCATTCCTTACTGGGTTAGACGGTCAATATCAAACGGGGGTGATTAACATCAATATCTTTGTCCCTACGGTCAAAAATAACGATAATCAGTATAGGAAAAACTTTGTACGTTGTGAAGCTATCGAGGGTGCTTTAATGCCTATCATTAAAGAAGCTAAAACAGCCTTACACAATTACAAGTTGCAACTTCATCAGATGATACAAACCTTTGAGGACACAGATATTAAGCAGTTTTTCATCAACGCAAAAGTAAAATTTAGGTATAACACATTTAATAATTAAAGATTATGGCATACGTAGATAACAACGCCACCGCTTGGGGCGAAATAGAATTTAAATTTGGTGCGCCAGGAGCAGGAGGTGCTATGGGTACTGTACTCAAAACATTGGGTATCGTCAAAGAAGATAGTTTTTCTTTTGAAACAGAAGACGGTAAAGAATTAGAGTGGAAGGCTATTGGCGGTAAAATTATCGACCGAATTAAAGGCGAACCCACTCTGAAAGCAAAATGCACCGTTAAAAACCTTAACAAGGCATTGCTTTCTGAAATTTGGGACATTGAAGAGTCAGGAGACAAACTCATCATCAAGTCTTTTGTCTCTACTAAGAAATTCTCTTTTTCTATTGTTCCAAAAGTGTCAGGAGCAGAAAAGATTGATATGTTCTACTGCTCTGTAAGTGGTAAACTCACCTACTCAGAAGATAGTGGCTACAATGTAGAAGTAGAAATCACTATCCTTAATGGTGGTAAAGGATTTTTATCAATCGAAAAAGTAGCGTAACCTATGGAAGAACAAGTAGCACAAACCCTACTTGAAGAACCTACAACGGTAACCATTGGGGGCGAAGCGTATAAAGTCGCTCCGCCCTCTATTTTTACCCTTGTAAGGGCTTCAAAGTACATCAGCAAAATACCCACCGACACTATTAGTGAGGGGAATATATTCGGATCAATCATACACAATGCTGAAGAATATGAAAATATAGCGTGGGCTATATCTGCAATCCTATTAGGCAAAAAATTTACTGAAATAGTTACTTATCCTAAATGGCAGTTTTGGCGTAAAAAGAATAACGTAACCAAAGGCGAAATACTGGCAAAAAAACTCATTAATACCCCCATTAATGAAGTGTCATCCGCATTCTTTAAAGTGTTAGGGCAAATAGATATACGCGCTTTTTTCGTCATTACCACTTCCCTCAAAGGAATGATGATAACCAAGCCGACGAAGGAAGTGGAGAACGAAACGACAGCATCTGGGGACTTGTAGGCTCTTTCGCCAAGCAGTACGGGCTAACCTTTGACTACGTGCTAAAAGAAATAAGCTATGCCAATGTAATGCTTTATAGTGCCGTTATCCCCTCTTATGATTTCGATAAGGATAAAGACACTAAAAAAGCACCTCAGAAATCAGAAAAACGCACCAGCTATGGTGATTTCCTATCAAAAATAAAATCCGCAAATATTTAACTATGCAACCACAAGACGGGGCTCTATTATTTCAAGTAAGAGCCGACCAATCACAGATACAAAAAGATGTAGAGGCTATCAAAAAGCAATTCGAGCAAATGACACGCAAAGCCGTTGAAGAGGGTAAAAAGCAAGCCGATGTATGGCAAACCCTTCTCAAAGGCGCAACCGCCTATTTTACACTACAAGGCGCGCAATCATTCATTAGCCAAATGGTAGCCGTACGATCACAATTTCAGCAACTCGAAATATCTTTTGGCACTATGCTCAAAAGCAAGGAGAAAGCCAACGAACTAATGGCGCAACTCACCGACCTTGCCGCTAAAACCCCTTTCGGATTGGAAGAAGTATCTGAGGGAGCAAAAAAGTTATTAGCCTTTCAAATACCCGCACAAGAGGTAACCGAAACACTTCGCCGTATGGGCGATGTAGCTTCAGGATTAGGAGTACCTATGGGGCAACTCATTCACGTATATGGGCAAGTCAAAGCACAAGGCAAGTTAATGACCAATGACCTATACCAGTTTATGAATGCAGGTATTCCTATCATTGCCGAATTGAGTAAGGTTGTGGGTAAGAGCGAAACCGAAATCAAAGATATGGTTAGCGCGGGCAAAATAGGATTTACCGAAATACAAGCCGTTATCAAGAATATGACTAATGAGGGCGGTCTATTCTATAATCTAATGGCAGAGCAAAGTAAATCATTAGGCGGTCAAATATCCAATTTGCGTGATAATTTCGACCAAATGCTTAATGAGATAGGCAAAGCGAGTGAGGGTATTGTTTCGGGAGCAATAAAAGGGGTTTCTTTCTTGGTAGAAAACTATGAAACTATCGGCAAACTCATTGCGGGGCTTATCGTTTCTTACGGAACATATCGAGCAGCACTCATCGCTACAGCCGCTGTACAGCAAATTGTTGCCGCACGTACAGCAGGAATGACCGTTGCCGAAATGGCTCATTATACGTGGTTGGTACTTGTTGAAAAAGCCCAAAAACTTCTCAATCTTACAATGCTTGCTAACCCTTATGCTCTTGTTGCAGGTGCATTGGTAGGATTAGCTACCGCCTTATGGTCTCTTAAAGAAAGTACAGATGCTAATGCTGAAGCAACCGAAAGACACAATCAACTACGCAAGGAACAAGCCAACCTTATCGATGACGAAAAAAATAGAATTAGCAACCTAATATCTACTATTCAAGATGAGACTAAATCTTGGAATGAAAGAAATAAAGCTTTTTTAGCACTTAGAAATAGTACAGATGGAGTTCTGAACAAGTATAGCACGCTAAATCAGATGTTGCGTGAAATGTCTCAGGTTCTAAAAGATATTAATGGTCGTTATGAGACTATGAATGAAAAAATGTCTCGTGATGCCGTTAAGAAAACTAACGACTTGATTAAATCAAAAGAGGAACAAATTAAGAAGTTAGAAGAAGAGATAAAGCGAACTGCCAGCAGCGACCGCCGTACTGCTCTTAGAATGGATATAGCAAAAATTAGAAAGGGTATTGAACAAGACGAACTTCTAAAGCAAAAACAAAAAAGGGAAGTCGTTAAAAATGATGTTAGCAACTATGAAAGCGCACTTTCAGGCAAAAGCCTTGAACAAATACAAGCTGAAAAAAAATTAATCATAGAAGCCTATAATCTAAGGAAAAAACAAGCGAAAGACTCTATCGCTAATCACTCTATTACAAAAATAGACAGCAACAACCCTTATTTAAAATACGACTGGAATGAACTCGGAATGTTCAATGAAGCTACCGAACGACAAATCAAACTCAAACAGCAGGAGAATAAACAAATCTATGACAAAAACAAACTACTTGCCGATAGTGCTAAATACGAAAAAGAAATAAATGCACTTCAACGCAAAAACATTAAAGACGACAAAGATTTTGCCGATATAGAACAAAAAGTAAAAGCCAAAGAAGAGGTAGATAAAATCCTTGAGAGCA